ACACCCATTGGATCGAACTAACTGAAGGTGAGCATAAAGGTTTGAGCGAAATGGTCAAAGGTCCTAACGACACATATGAAGTTGATTGGGAAGGTCGTAAGGCTTACCAAGAGCGTATCACAAACGGATTTAAACTGTTTGGCAAGTACTACGAAAATTTATGGGATTAGTAATATCAGAGTTTTATTCCTCTGAAAAAACAATTGAATAAATGGTGCACCCGGCGTTAGGTCTCATTCCCTAACTAAAATAATTGAGTGAGTGGTGCCCAGGAGTAACAGAGAAGAGAAGTGGTATAAAGTAGTAGGCATATTATTATAACAATAAGGAGATAATAATGTCAATAGTCGTACCGGAACATAAGCACTTAATTATTCGTGCAGAAGTAAATAAGCCACCCAAGGATGCAAGTTGGGTTCATGGATGGTTAGGAAGTTTAGTAGAAAAGATTGGAATGAAGGTTTGTCAAGGACCTATCACAGCGTATGTAGATGTGCCGGGTAATGCTGGTGTGACAGGTGTTGTAATTATTGAGACAAGCCATATTGCAATCCATGTGTGGGACGAGCCTAGTCCTGCGTTAGTACAGTTAGATGTGTATACATGCGGGCCATTCGACAAAGAACTTATCTTTGCTGAACTAGAGGGAATGGACCCTGTTAAAGTTGAATGGAAGTATTTAGATCGTGAGTTTGATCTAACAGAAGTTAGTAGGTCAGTACACTAAGACCATACAAGCACATTAACTATGTGCTAGTAGTAAGTTGTTCCTTCTATGATAGAACTTAGGGTAGTTCCTAAGAATTGGAACACGATGACAGTAGTCCGTACACTTGGGTACGATAGTTTGAAGCAGTGGAGAACTGAAGATCTCGGTTCTGAGAAGCTGTTAAAACACCAATACTTTTTTGGGGCCTTTAGCTCAGTTGGTTAGAGCATACGACTCATAATCGTCAGGTCCTAGGTTCAAATCCTAGAAGGCCCACCAAAATAAGAGTTAGTGTTCTAATGGTAAGATGCAGGTCTCCAACACCTTGCGATTGGGGTTCGAATCCTTACTAGCTCGCCAATATAAAGATATAAGTAATAGTAACAACAGTAGAGATGCAATATGAAAATAGCAATCACAGGACATACAAGTGGTATAGGTCAAGCAATACTAGATATTTTAGAGCTAACTGGCGGCATTGCAAATGCTAGTACATTAGATATAAAATCTTATAGTAGAAGCAACGGTTGGAACTTAGCTGAAGCTGGCGGCAAGATGCTACTAGAAGAAATTGCTGATTTTAATCCTGATGTATTTTTTAACAATGCTTGGCATCCGAGTGTGCAGAATATGTTGTGTAAAAAGTTACACAACAAATGGAAAGACGAACACAAAGTAATTGTTAATACAGGTTCGATTACGGGCCACATGACCGATCAGTTGCATTCGGGAAATGTATATGCTACCGATAAGAAAGAGCTGTCTGAATACTGTATCAATAGAAGTTTTGAATATCCGTATAATAATAAGTGCAGACTAATTAATTTTAGTTGGGGTTTTGTTGAAACAGGATTAGTAGGTGTTAGTGATGTAGGTAGAGATGCATTAATTGATGTAACTGAAGCCGCGACAATGATGATTGAGCATGCCGAGAGAGCATGGCTACAACAAGATGGATGGAGTCAGCCTGATATAATTATTAACAGTTTGTACAGTTCTGCGGAACTACAAGATAAGACATTTAAAACAGCGGCACGTGGTGTTGCTAAACATCTCATTAAAACTAAGAAGTCAATGCAAAAATAAGCCCGGGTGGTGGAATTTGGTAGACACAAGGGACTTAAAATCCCTCGCTGGAAACAGCATGCCGGTTCAAGTCCGGCTCCGGGTACCAAATAATTTTGATAAATATATAGAATAAACTTATAGGAAAAAACAAATGATTAAACCACACTTAGTTCTAGAATGGATAATGGACTGTACTGTTACACCAGCGATACTTTACACTGTACTTGCAGACGATTGTAAGTACGTTGCACTCGACGGCGGCAATAGAGGTTTTACTAAGACTTATCAAGGAGTCACATCCACAGTCTCGGACCGAGCTTGGGAAGAAACTGAAAAGTTTTGGATCTCAGAGCAGTACGGTGAAGAGGTTGGATACTTTCAGCCTGATGACACTCGTGAAGGCATCGAACCAAAGAATGGTAGAATGGAAAATAGGAAAATGGGACTCGGAAGAGACGGTGAGTACCTAGATCATCTTGCTAGAAGCCAGTTTGCCTTGGATGGGATGGACATGACTTCGTTCCATGATGAGGAAGCTCGGTCCATATTTCCAGACGAGGTGCGAATGCCTGTTACTTGGAATCTTGCAGAAAATAACATGCCTCATTGGTCTACACCTGATAGAGGCTTAACTGTTTATAAAACATTGCCTACTAATAACACTTTTTATAATGGTAGATTCAATGCTGATCACCCGGAAGATGGTACATGGACAATGGTTCCACAACCTTGTGCAATGCAACCTTTTTCAAAAGGACGTATACTTAGCAACTACGATGAAATGCGTTTAGCTGGTGCTCCTGAAGAATTAATTGAAATATGTAAAGCTGGCGGATGGCCTGCTCCACTAAAACCCGAACTGCAAAGATTATACATCTTACCTACAGAAAATACTGTTCCTCTTACAGCAACGAACGTATTTAATATCTGGGAGTAAGGTACATGGGGAGACTCTGTTAGGAAACTAACAGTCTGCAGGTTTCCCCGCCCTAATATTATGTCAGAAATACAGCCAGTATCATCAATCACACGGACACATTCCTACATGGAAACAGTAACAAAAGTCTTACAATCATCGAATGGTGATAGAGTTCAGGAAATTAATTATATTGTTACGTTATATGATCGGGGTGGACAAATATATACTACTACAACCACAAATATGGTAAATTTTAGTATCTAGGCTCGGGCATCAAAGTTTAAAACTCGCCAATTTGTGTACCACTCTCTACTTTTCGCTACAGCAACATTGATAGCTATTTGAAGTTCTTTTGGTAACTGCGATATCACTGTTGGATTAGTAAATGTGTAATCTATTTCTGGGTGCCGTACAATAAAGTAAGGATCTTGTAGTAATTCAATTAACAATTCCATTAGCTTTTGCTTTGCATCTGATTCAGGTGCAATTACAGGATTCTCTTTAAAAAATTTGTATAGCACTATTTCAGGTTCTAGCCAATTATCAAACGTCTGTTTCCAATTTTGCGGATCTCTGCGTTCCGCATCTTGTCTAGTAAAGTGTGATGGCAGTTCTCTTTTTAACATACTAAACATTACTTTTCCTAGTGTCTGTGGCTTACCAACTGTACCTTCCTTGACTCTCCCGCTCCACCTATCAACTATTTCATGGTCAACTGGAATACCTAATACATTTGTAGTATAATCTGTCCATTTCCATATGTCCACATAACTTATAGTTTTGCCTGGCTCTACGAACGGAACCAGTGCCGCAATTGATACACACGGATCTAAGTGACTTTCATTGAATGTGTAATCTGGCATTGCGGCTCTTCCCATTGGCGCAAGTATAGTTGTTGCTATTGTTCTAAGAAACATTTGCCACATATACAGTTGCCTGCATTGTGATCCTAACGGTCCATTTGCTTGGCCAATATTTTGGTCTAAATTGTACGCTTGCACCATTAAGTCTCTGCCTCCAGCATTGTATGAAGGTGGCATGGTCATTTCTCTAACAGATAATGCCTCAGGATCATACTGAACCATGCATAATGCTGAAATATATCGTTGTAATGGATCTCTCATACATATTGTTAAGTTTGTTGCACTAATAGGAGATACAGTAGCTTTACCAGGGCCTAGTATTTCGGGCCGGGTGCCGGTGTGCATTTCTAAATCATGTTCTCTATCATACTGATCTTGGCTTAACGTTTCTAAATTGCACTCCCATGTACTTTGATCAGCAGAAGATAAATCAAATATATAAGATGACGCATTTCTTTTTGCTACTGCCCATGTTTCAATAATTTTGCTAGGAAACTGTAAATCTTGGCTGCCTGTGTTCTTTCTTATATTATAATAGTTAAATGTACCCATACACTTATTTATCTATCCTCTGGAGATAAATACATACATAATAGAAATAAACATAAGCGGTAGGAGGCTATTATGGCTGAAGAAGAAAAAGCAGAAGTAAGTATGAGTAGAAAAGAATATGATGCATTAAAGGCTGGAGGCGCACCTGCACCAACAGGCGATCAATATGATTCAAGAGGTTTTAAAACCATTGAAGGTATGGAAGATGTAGACACAAACGGAGACGGTCATATCTCAGATACTGAGATGAGTATGCACTTAGAGTTCAAGAGAAAGGAACTAGAAGATGCTGATGCAATGAGAGATGCTCAACGTAAGATGGCATGGTTTTCATTGTTCGGCATGTTGCTATACCCTTTCGCAGTAGTTTTTGCCAGCTTGGCAGGACTAAGCGAAGCACAGTCAACGCTAGGATCAATGGCACCTACATACTTTGTAGCAGTAGCAGGTATTGTTGCCGCATTCTTTGGTGCTCAGGCATTCAGCAATAAAAAGTAAATAGGTGTTCGTTAAGGAAAGTATGTTCCTTGTAAGAAGATAAATACTTACATGGAGCATACATTCGTTAAACATTTTGCTAGATTAATAACAGACCACGAGCTCGGTAACGATGCAGTTGCTGAATACTTTGATATTGTACAATCCCATGTACCTGCTAAACTTGTTGTAGCATACACAGACGACCATGAAATGGTTAGTGCAGAAGTTACATTATACTCCACATCAGAAGACCGTACTATTTACGAAATAGTACTCACAGATCAAATAGATGTCAATGAAGGCGAACTTATTGCAGACGAACTTGCAGAAGAATTTGGTGACATTGATTTTGACTTCGAGACCTCCCTAGAAATATAACGGTTGACCCCAAGCCATAATCCTGCTATAATGTGTCTAAAGACGCATAAATATTAATTATAACACACTAGACAGGAACTACAATGCCATTTAATAAAACATTTAACGAAGAAGAAAAAACTCGCCTCAAGAAATTAATTGACGAAGGTATGCAAGTTACATACGAAGTTGAGACTCTCAAGGAAGGTTTAAGGGAAACTGTAAAAGCAATTGCAGAAGAAATGGACCTTAAGGCTGGCGTACTTAATAAAGCAATCAGAATTGCACACAAGGCAAGTTTCCAAGATGAATTCGATAAGTTTGATGAACTTGAAACTATTTTAGAGACTGTCGGCAGAACACTATAGCAGGTATTATGCACGACCCGTTCGAAATCTGCCCACAGGTTTTTAATGATTCAGAAATAGAATTTATTAAAGAATGTGGCCACTCAAGTAATAGCACTGAACAAACTGGAGTCCTTACAAGGACAAAAATCTCAGTAGGATTACCTCCCATGCTTGAAAACAAACTTAGGAAAGTAGTAGAAAATAGTAGCTACTCTAAATGGTTCAACTTACTTTCTCCTACAAGATTTGAGAAGTATGTACTGTCACAGTATAATGTTGGGCAGTCCTTTAAGGTTCACCATGATGTATCTCAAAACGAATTACTTAGCGACAGTAGTAACGACAGAAAAATTAGTATAATAACATTGCTTGATGATCATTATGAGGGCGGCGAGTTTTTTATGCATGACGTAGGATTAGATGATCCGTGCTTAATAACTCTGAAGCCAGGCGATGTATTATTGTTCCCTAGTTTTGTTGAGCATTCAATGAATGCTATTACATCAGGACAACGAGTATCTCTTACTACTTGGGTGTTAGGACCGCGTTGGTGCTAATTATCTTGACATTTTTAATTTATAACGTATAATAGGTATATATGAGTTACGTTGATGCATTTTACGATAAGACAAAAGACATAGTAAAAGTTGTTGAGCGAGTTAATGGCCAGAGAATTTATGTGGACCACAGGCCGGAATACAATTTCTTTGTACAAGATCCTAAAGGTACACACCATAGTGTATACGGTGAAAAGGTATCTGAAGTTAGATGCAAGTCTAACAAAGAGTTCCGCAAGAACGTTGCTATTAATACGCACAATAAAACGTATGAGAGCGACATTAGACCTATCAACAAGACAATATCCAAACACTACAACGGTGCGGAGCAACCATTACTACAAACAGCATTCCTCGATATTGAGGTAGACTTTGATCCTGAAAGAGGATACAGTTCACCCGAAGATGCATTTATGGAAATAACTTCCATAGGTGTTTACTTACAATGGATGGATGCAATGATATGTTTAGCAGTTCCACCTAGGACGTTAAGTTGGGGACAAGCTCAAGCAATAGCAGATAAGATGCCAGAAGTAGTATTGTTTAAAACTGAGAAGGAAATGCTTAAAACATTCTTAGAGCTCATTGAAGACTCTGACGTGTTGAGTGGCTGGAACTCAGAGGGTTACGATATTCCGTACACCACTAACCGTATTATTAAAGTACTAGGCAAAGCCGAGACTCGTAAATTATGTTTGTTTGATCAATTCCCTAAACAAAGAACTTATGAAATGTTCGGTAGCGAACGTGAGACATACGACTTAATTGGGCGTGTACACTTAGACTATATGCAACTGTATAGAAAGTATAACTACGAAGAACGTCATAGTTACAGACTCGACTTTATTGCAGAGATGGAATTAGGTGAGAAGAAAGTAGCATACGAAGGTTCACTGGACAGACTATACAATCACGACTTTGCATTGTTTTTAGAATATAACATACAAGACGTTATGCTACTAGACAAACTAGACAAGAAGTTACAGTTTATTGACTTAGCAAATACTATTGCACATGACAACACCGTGTTACTTCCAACTACAATGGGTGCTGTTGCTACTACAGAGCAAGCAATTATTAACGAAGCACACAGACGTGGTTATGTTGTACCAGACAGAAAACGTTACTCAAAAGATAAAGAGAACACACAGGCGGCAGGAGCCCACGTGGCTTTCCCTAAAAAGGGTTTCCATAAATGGATAGGCAGTATGGATTTAAATAGTCTATACCCAAGTGTGTTTAGAGCCCTAAACATGGGAGCAGAAACAATTGTAGGACAGCTACGTCCAGACTATACAGACCAAGAAATTAATGATAGTGTTACTTTAGATAAGAAGTCATTTGCTGATGCATGGTTAGGTAAGTTTGGTAGTAACGAATACGAAATGGTTATGGCTAAGGATGTTAGTAAGCCAATACAACTTGATATGGAAGATGGCACTACCGTTGAAGTAACTGGTAGTGATATATACAACTTAATATTTAACAGTGGACAACCTTGGAACATTAGTGCAAACGGTACTATATTTAAAACAGACTTCCAGGGCATTGTGCCTGGATTACTAGAGCGTTGGTATGCTGAACGACAAGTGCTACAGGCTAAAAAGAAAAGTGCTACAACTGACCAAGAGAAATCGTTCTATGACAAGCGACAGTTAGTTAAGAAGATTAACTTGAACAGTTTGTATGGTGCTATTCTTAATCCAGGTTGTAGATTCTTTGACAAACGTATAGGACAGAGTACAACACTTACTGGCAGAGCTATTACCAAACACATGGGAGCAGAAACAAATCGCATGTTCACTGGCAAGTATGATCACACAGGCGACTGTATGATATACGGTGACACTGACTCTGTATACTTTAGTGCTGTGCCGGCTTTACCAGAAGGTGAGGACTTGGATATGGATAGTGCAATTCGTTTGTATGATCATGTATCCGATACAGTTAGTGATACATTCCCTAAGTTTTTAAAAGAAGCATTTAACGTTCCTAATGATGCTGGTGCTGTTATGATTGCTGGCAGAGAAGTAGTAGGTAAGTCAGGATTGTTTATTACTAAGAAGCGTTATGCTATTAAGTGTCTAGACATTGAGGGCTACCAACCAGAAGGTGGCTACCTTAAAATTATGGGCATGGATATCAAACGAAGTGATACTCCGGAGTTTGTTCAAGATTTCTTAGAAGAGATACTAGACAATGCATTAGATGAGATGCCTGAAGCAGAAGTTATACAGAAGATTAAAGACTTCAAAGATGAGTTTCAATCTCTTGATCCTTGGAAGAAAGGAATGCCTAAACGTGTTAACAACTTAACAACATACGGTGAGAAACTTGCTAAGAAGAGACGTGCATTAGATACTAATGCTAGATTAAGAAAACTAGAGACATTACCTAAACAAAATACAATGATACCTGGACATGTTAGAGCTAGTATTAATTATAACGAAGCCAGAGTTGCATTCTCAGATGCATATAGTGTAACAATAACAGACGGCATGAAAGTTATTGTGTGCAAACTTAAAAGCAATGCTATGGGATATACTAGTATTGCATACCCAACAGATGAAATGCATTTAGCAGATTGGTTTAAGAACATGCCATTCGATGAAGAGGCTATGGAAGAGAGTGTACTTAACAAAAAAATTAATAATGTATTGGGTGCCATGGGTTGGGATTTAAGCAGAATGAATGAGAGTAAAACATTAACAGAATTCTTCGACTTATGAGTAAAAAATATATACATGTTAATCAGCATAAGATTAGAAGTAATCTTAAGCACGGCACTAATGATCCTGTTATCACTATTAAGGAAGGCGCAATGAATACATATTGCCACGAAGTAGAGATACAAGGTCCTAGTATTGTTAAGTATGGAATGAATGGTGACAAGATATTGGCATGTGGTGCTCGAGTTGTTATAGAGACTCGAGCAGAAGTAAAAGTAATTAGATAGGAGAAAATTATGAGTTCAGTAGTAAGTTTAACAAATCACTTGTTACATTTAGAAGAAATACACAGAGCACTTGATGAAAAAATTACAAGGCATTATGAGAGACGTGATAGTGATGACTCAGTTACAAAAGAAAAACTGGAAAAACTAGCATTGAAAAAAGAAATACAAGACTTAAAAAAACAAATCGAGGGAATGGCAGATGAAAGAAGTGCATAAGAAAGCCGAGGTATATATCACTGTTGGCAAAGTAATCCTGTGGAAGAATTACGAGCAGTTTGGTACAGTTGATATATCTGAGAAGAGTATCCACTATGCAAACGATGTAGCAGAGAATTGGGAGAATGGTATACTGAAAGAAGATAACGAGTATATCATTAAGTTAACTAACCAGTGAGCTACGAAAGCCGCCAATTGCATAAAGAAACTGCAACTGCAATCCTCACAGGAATAGCAATTAACTTTCCTTTAAACTTTATGCTATTGTACCTATGGATAGAAGTATTAGATTGGAATAGTGCATTTAAAATTGCAGTATGCAATACTGCTATAATGACAGTGGTAGCTTACACTAGAATATATACAATCCGTAGATATTTTTCAAAACAGGAGATAAGAAAATGATAAACAAAGATCCAGGAAAGAAACATTTCCTTTACAGCATGGTCAAGAGTGGCTTTAGAATTGCCGGGTGCATACTTGCACTAACATTACCTGCCAACTTTGGCATGTGGTTATTTGTGTGGGCGTTCTTAATTGCTGAAGGAATTGGCATTGCAGAAGAATTTTAAAAAACACTTGACAAAGAGAATTAAGAGTGTATAATAACATGATTAGTACAGGAAATTTATGAAGTATACAAGAACGAACGCTTTTAAAGAAGCAGTATCAGATACAGGATTAGCATTTGTAATGAATGTTCCTATTGGTTTTGGTATTATTGCGTTTGCAAATGCTGTCGGTATTGTTACGGTAACTAATGTAGAGAATGTACAATTAGTAATACTACAGAACATTGTGTTTACAACCGTTGCAATCATTAGAAAGACGTATGTACGATTATATTTTAATAACAGAAATCTAAGAAAACAGGCTAAAAATAGCTTAACCACCTAAATACATGTTACACACAGGAGAAACACATGGCGAATAATTATATCAAAGACACATTAAAAGATGTTCTAAAGCATACACATAACTTAGGCATCTTTGAGATGGTTAAGATTACAGGCACTGCAACCGAGACAGCTATTGAAACTGTAGATGCAGACAAGACTGTTATTTTTAAAGGCAAGACAGTTAATCCTGTTCCGGACTTTGTAGATGCTACAGTAGGTCTAAGCAGAATGAATGTGCTAGATGGTTACTTAAAGTATCCAGACTTTGATGATGTTGATGCTACGGTACAAGTTATCAAACAAGACAGGAACGGTGTTGATACACCTACTGAAGTAGAGTTTATTTCACAGCACAAGACAGATGCACATTATAGATTTATGTTAGCTGATGTTGTTAACCAACAACTAAAAGAGATTAAATTTAAGGGTGCTGAGTTTGATGTAAACATTGTACCTAGTGCAAAGAACTTAAAGGACTTAGGTTACTTTAATGGTGTACTTAGTCAGTTCGAAAGCACATTTAGTCCCCGCACAGAAGATGGTACATTATATTTTTACATTGGCGACGCTGGTGGAGATAGAACTAAAATTCAGGTTGCTGAAGCAGTTGAAGGCGAGATGACACACGAGTTTCATTGGCCTCTAGACATTGTATTAAGAATACTTAGACTAGGTGACAATGCTAATTGTGTATTGAGCATTAACCAGAAAGGTTTACTACAAATTATTGTAGACAGCGGCATTGGTACTTACACATACTTACTACCTGCGAAGAACTAGTATATGGATGACCTAGGTAAAACACAAAAAGATTATGCAGTTTATCTGCCTGCTATTAGTAGTTTTTATACTAAGCAGTTAGATAAAATCTGTAATAAGATTCCTGACAAGGCTAGAGTGCCTGCAGGGTTTGAGCACGGTAATGAAGGGCTAGACTTCTTAAAGAACGATAATAGTTATTACCATTATCCTTATGGTTTATATTCGGCAGGACATGCTCACTTAGACATTACTAAAAGTCATGCAGACGAACCTATGATACAAGACAGAGATAGAAATACTGTTAAAGTATTGTTAGGCGACTCCGGCGGGTTTCAGATTGCTACAGGTGTTATGAAAATGGATTGGGCGAATGCTAAAGATCCTAATGACCCTGCCAGAACAGCAATGTGTGAAAAGATATTAAGATGGTTGGAACATACAGCAGACTGGAGTATGACATTAGACATACCAGCCTTTGCCGCAGTTGAACCTCTAAGCAGTAAAACAGGCTTAACAGAATTCTCTGATACATTAGATATCAGTTTACTAAATTTAGATTACTTTGTACGCAACCGTGTACCGGGTGCAACAAAGTTTCTAAACGTACTCTCAGGCACAGACGAATCAACGTCTAAGGAATGGTATGAAGGAGTTAAACACTTCTCTGATCCTACCTTTACTGCTGAAGTTTACGGAGAGGCGAGCAGGGCATTAGAAGGATACGCCTTTGCTGGTATCAATATGAAGGACCTTAGTTGTGTACTAAATCGTATACTTGACCTACGAGCTGACGGCTTGTTAGCAGGGAAGGATTGGATACATTTCTTAGGTACAGGAAAACTGCAATGGGCTTGTTTCTTAACTGCTATACAGCGACAGTTACGTTTGCATGATAATCCTAACATCACATTGAGCTTCGATGCCGCCTCTCCATTTGTTAATACTGCTTACGGACAAACGTATGCACACAACTTCTTTGAGCCAGGCAAGTTTGGTTACTTCATGGACAGAGCCTTTGATCAACAAGAGCTAGTAGGTAGTACACTACCTGCACCATTCGGACATAGTCCTGTAATGAGTAGACTTACAATGGGCGACCTTTGTACTATGGCGGCTGGTGATCAAGATAAGAACGGTAACTTTAAATTTGCTGAAGGACAACCTTTAACAGACAAAGAAGGCAAGCCTAAACTTGATGAGAAAGGCGATCAGTTATATGCTGAACGTGACAGCACTACATGGGACACACAGACTTACCTGTACTATATGGGTCATAGTGTCTACAATCATATTACAGCAGTACAAGAAGCTAACAGACTTGCTGACGTAGAGAATACTAGAGAAGCTGTAGACTTTACACACTGGAAGAAGCCCCTTAAGAAAAGCAGTAAGGCTGGCGAAGTATCTCCTTATGTTCCTGTAAATATTTTCTTGTTTAGAAACTTTGTAGAGACTGTATTAGATCCTGCAACTACTAATGCAAGAGAAATAATTGCATCGAACAAAGAATTCTTAACACATTTAAGTATGGGTGGAGAAGATGATGGCACTAAAGATGAAGTAATGGATACATTCTTTGAATTTTAATAGGAAAATATAATGTACAATGTTCCCAAGTTGTGGACACTAGATGACTTAGTTAAAGCTACAGCATCATGGCATAGAGACAGAAACTTAATTGACGGCAGTGATGATAAGTCACAGTTTGCTAAGTTGATCCAAGAAGCAGGCGAGCTGTCTGATAACATTTGCAAAGGCAAAGATATTAAAGATGACATTGGTGACATGCTGGTAGTTCTTATTAATATTGCAGAGCGTAACGGCACTACAATTAGAGCATGCCTTGACGTAGCCTACAACGATATCAAGGACCGTAAGGGTCGTATGGTTGACGGAGTCTTTATTAAAGAGGCAGACGACACATGAGTATATTAGACAAACTATCAACTCTCACTACTAAAGCAAAAGAAGTTGTATTAGATGTAAGGTATTTTTTGATTGACTTATACGATACTGGTGAGCAATGGCTAGACCATTTGATGCGTAAACATAACATCTCATCTTATAGTGCTATGTGGGGTGGCTGGTGGTCCGGCATAGGATTTTTATTATTACTACAATGGATATTTTAAATGGAACGTGAAGGTTACACAGACGACACTAAGTTCTTTATAGGCACAGAGGTTGAGAAGTCTCCTGCGTATGGACAACGAACATTGTTTGTAATTGGTGTACAGAATCCTAAAGAGATACTAGCAAGAGCGTTAAACAACGACTGTCCGCACATATACTTAGGTGCTAACATGAGTTTTGCGCCTGAAGTAGATAAAGATTGGGAAGATTGGGACTTCTTAGTAACAGGACTTATTAAAGAAGGTATTTGGGTAACGTTGGATTATCCTGTAGAGCTACACGAAGATGTATTAGAGTATGGTTTTATAGAATACGATAACTTTATCCCAATGATTAGTATTAAGTTGCCTTATATTAATCAGTTGAATTATAATGCATGTATTAAGTTAGATGACAAAGACTTTAAGGCAACTAACCCAGGTGTATGGGTACTACCTGTAAACGAATTACTGCAAAGAGATAAGTTCACAGACTGGTCCAAGTATACCAAAGATGAGATTATAGATTAATGGTTGACAAATCAATTATTCTATGTATAATATAAAGTATGAAAATTAAATTTGAAGCAGAATTAGACACTCGCGAAGATGACGAGATAGGTATATTACTTATTGAGTTACTTCAATCATTGAAAGAAAGGATAGATCTTGTACTACAGCAAGAGAACGACCAGGACTATAATTAAGCAGGAACAACATGGCAAAAGCAACAAGAAGGAAACAGAACAAATCATTAATTAATGGTACTGGAAGAAAGTGTACATCAACTGGTGTAGGCGGTAGAGGACGTAGAGTAAAAATTGCTACATCTACTATGAACAAAAGCAAGAAACGTTGCATGTCTAAAAGTAGAGGACAAGGCAAAGCATGAATATTTTATTAAGTATTAAAAGTTTGTTAAAGTTTGAAATAAAATTTATAACAGAGATGGGAATTAGTCTATTAGGATTATTAGTTGTACTTGAAGTATTACTAGGTCCAATAGTTTTAGACCAGTTTTATATAGAATATGTTGTAAGTTACCTAAATAGTAAAGAAGGGCTTATAGCAATACTAATCCTTGTGTTTTTATACACATGGGCTAACGACAAGGAATTAAAGAATGTATGATATCAGTGAGAAAGGTGAGAAGCAATTCAAGAGAGTTGAACGACTACTAATTGGATTATATATTTTAATACCGTTTGCATTTATATGCATCGGGTAACAGTTTTTGAAGGGATTAACCTTTTGGAAGTAACGAAGGTAAAACTTCATAATATAGGAAAGATAGAATGGCAAGTGGAACAGTAAAGTGGTTTGAGACAACCAAAGGGTTTGGATTTATAACACCTGATGAAGGTGGCAAGGATGTGTTCGCACATTTCTCAGCAATTAAAACAGACGGTTATGCAAAATTAGAAGAAGGTCAACAGGTAACTTTTGACATTGAAGAAGGACCGAAAGGCCCGCAAGCAACTAATATTGTTTAAGGAATAAGTATGAGATCTATTTGGGTAACATTTAACAAGGAAGGTATACATAAGTATCCTGCGGCATTAACTGATCCAAGATTGGCTACTGGCGACGAGTACGACGTTAGTTTTCTTGGTTATCCACATAGGCATACTTTTCATTTTAAAGTGTGGATAGAAGTATTCCACGATGATAGAGATATCGAATTTATACAATTTAAAAGATGGTTGGAGAAACTGTATGGAAATGCAGAACTACAACTTGATTACAAATCTTGCGAGATGATCGCAGATGACTTAGCGAAAGTGATAAATGAAACATATCCCGAACGCTGGGTAAGGATTTCAGTAGCCGAAGATAACGAAAACGGCTGTGAAATGGAATGGGAATTTGGTCGTGTGAACGGCTAATACTTTAACTATAACGGAGAGAAAAATGACAGAGACACATTTAAAAATTAAAGCGGCAATTGAAGAGTACCTAGCCGAGAGCGAAAAGTTTGAAAGCAAGGGTGTAAAAGCCGCGGCTACTAGAGCTCGTGGATCCTTAATGGATTTGACTAAACTTGCAAAAGTTAGACGTCAAGAAATCCAAGACAAAAAGAACTCAATGTAATGAAACAGCCTAAGTCAACAGAAGAAGCAAATACAACTGTAACTCCTAAAGTAATAACTAGGAACGAAGCAGAACAACTTAGCGACTATGCACAGGACCTCAATGATGAGGTTACACATGTTGTTGACTACGGTGATATTAAAGGAGATAAGAAGAAATGAGAAAATTGTTTTATATGGGTCTAGAGAGTTATGAAGCTAGATATACCTTACAACTGCAAGACTGGAACGAAAGAGTATTCGGTAAACGCGACATTGATTACGAAGTAATCGTTGGCGAAGAGCTAGATAATAGCAAAGCAATTGTAACTGGTAGTGTTTTAGATGCTCATGGTCGCAGTTACTACAGTTTATCTCAGACTATGAAATTGGTCCAAATGATGAAGAACGGTGAACTTACTAGTGATGACGTTATCTTTTATGAAGATATGTTTACTCCTGGTATTGAGTGCTTGCCTTATATCATGGACC